TCGTGCCGCGGAAGAACGGCAAGACGACGAGCACCAGCGCGGTCAGCGGGTACGAAGCGGACACCGAGGAAGGCACCCCGATTGTCGGGCTGGCCGCCACGTCGGATGAGCAGTGCGGGGAGCTGTTCGACGCCATGCAGGGGTTCATCACTATGTCCCCGTACCTGGCCGATCGGTTCCACGTCCGGGACTACGAGGGCGAGATCGCCCGCACCGACGGTGGCGCGTACATCAGGCGGATGCGGATGGACTGGCGGCGCCTGCACGGCAAGAACCTCTCGAAGCTGATCGCCGATGAGATTCACGCGTGGACGACGCCGAACCTGCGCAAGTCATGGGAGGCGCTGACCACCGGTGACGGTGCCCGCCCCGGTTTCCAGGCGTGGTGCATCACCACCGAGGGCGAACCCGACGAGTCCGGGGCAGGCATCCTCGCCATGCTGGTGGGCGCCAATGAGCAGTACGGTGAGGTGGAGGAACACCCCGGCCTGACGATTAGCCGCAACCATGAGGCCCGCGTGCTGATCTACCGGTTCCACGCCCCGATGCCGGACGCCGACCCGCAGCCCGTGCGGGACGCCTACCAGGAGTGGCGCGACGCCGAGGCCCAGGGCGCGCCGGCTGCGGCCGAGCTGCGGGAGGTGTTCGACGCGAAGGCAGCGGCGTGCGCCCGGGCGGCGAAGCTGGCGAACCCCTCGAGCTGGATCACCGAGGACTACCTGCGCCGCAAGGCGCTGGACCCGAAGCTGAACCGCGCGGCGTTCCTGCGGTACCACTGCTGCGTCGCTGCGGAGGATGACGACGTGTGGATCGGGCAGGGACCGTGGGCCGGGCTGGTCGACGCCGACGCCGACCCGCTGGCGCAGTGGTGGATGCCGCCCGGGGTGGTGGTGGCGTTGGGTGCCGACGGTTCCCGGACGCACGACACCACCGCGCTGGCGTGCGCGTGGCCTGACCATGACGCCGGCACCATCGGCGTGGCGGTGCGCGTCTACAGCGTCCGGTCCGATGTGCCGCACCACGTGCTGCACCGCGGTGGGACGATCGACTACACCGACGTTGAAGCTGGGATCATGGACGCCGCCCGCGTGTACCGGGTGACCGAGGCGGCGTATGACCCGCGGTTCCTTGACCGGTCGATGGACCACATGGCGGAACGGCTCGCGAGCTCGCAGGTGTTCGCGGTGGAGCCCACGTCGAAGCACATGCGGGCGGCGCTGATGGCGTTCGAGCGGGCCGTGCTGGACGGCGTGGTCAGGCACAACGGGTGTCCGGTGCTCACCGCCCACCTGGCGAACGCCGTGGCGGAACGTGACCGGCGCACCGGGGAGTTGCTGCGCGTGGTGAAGCGCTCGAGGGGTGCCCCGATTGACGCGGCGATGGCGGCGGCGATGGCGGTGTGGCGGGCGTCGCTGATGCTGTCGCACCGGCCGTTCGTGTTCGCGGGAATGTGGCGGTAGTGATGCCGTGGTTCCTCATCGCCGGCGCCATGGTGGCGGCCGGCGCGCTGGTCGCTGCCGTTGTGGCGGGTGGCCTGCCGTGGTGGTACAGCCGCGCCGCGTGGGCGGTGCGCCGCAAAGTGATGGTGCGCGTCCACATCGACGCGCCGGACGGTGTGCCGCAAACCCTTGAGGGAATCCGCATCGGTGTGGTGGGTGGGCAGTTGCTGCTCGCACAGGCAAAGGCCCTTGAGGCGCCCGGCCGCACGCACGCGCTGGACGGCATCACCGAGGTGCCCACTGCCAGGGTGCTGTTCGTGCAGCGGCTGGTGGCGGTGGCCGCGTGATCCTCGCGACGACCCGCGGCGGGCGTGAGGTGCGGAGCTCCACTGTCACGATCCGGGATGATCGGACATCCGACTACGCCGAGGCGGCGGTGCCGGTGACTGCCAGCGCGGTGGCCGGTCTGCCCGCGGTGCACGCCGCGATCAGGATGGCGGCGCATCAGGTGGCGATGCTGCAGCTGTGTGTGTGGCGTGGCCGGAAAGTGGACCGCCGCCGGGTGTCCACCACGTGGCAGGCCCGGCTGTTCGACTCGCCGCGGCCGAACCCCGCGCAGACGTGGATGGCGTTCTGGTCGGTGCTCGAGGCGAGCATGACGGCGCGCCGCAACGCGTTCATGTGGTTCGACATGGTGGACGGTCGGGCCGCGTCCATGTGGGCGCTGCACCCCGATCAGGTGCAGGTCGGGTGGCACACCGGTGTGCGTGAGCCGCGGTATAGGGTCATGGTCGGTGACGGGTGGCTGGACCCCACGGGCAGTGGCCGCGGTGACGTGGTGGTCGGCCCGGACGTTGTGCACCACGTCAAGGATGAGGTGTCGGCCGGCAACCGGCTGGTGGCCCCCACCCCGATTGAGGCGCACCGCGCCAGCCTCGGCGCCGCCCTGGCGCAGACCGTGTGGCAGGAGCGGTTCTACAGCCGCGGCACCGGCGGTGGGCTGGTGCTGTCCTTCCCGCTTGAGCTCACCGAGCCGCAGGCCCAACAGGCGCAGATCATGTGGGAGGCGAGCGGCAGCGGCGTGGGGAACGCGCACGGCACGCGGGTGGTGTCCGGCGGTGCCAGCGTCACGCAGGTGGGGCTCTCGCAATCCGACGCGCAATACGTGGAGTCCATGCTGCTGAGCGTGGATGACGCCGCCCGCATCTTCTCCTGGCCGGCGTCGCTGATCGGCGGTGGCGCCGGTATCGGGCAGCGTGGTGGCCCGATCAGCCCTGAGCATGAGCTGACGCGGATGGTGCGATACCACCTCATGCCGCGGCTGAAGGTGTGGGAAACCGAGCTCACCGGCCACCCGTACCTGCTCGGCCCCGGCGCCACCGACTACTTCGAGTTTGACCGCGATGGACTGATCCGCGCCGACGTCGCGACGCAGACCCAGGCCGATGCCACCGTGGTGCAGGCCGGAATCCTGTTGGTCGATGAGGTGCGGGCCGAGCGTGGCCTGCCGCCCCTCCCGAACGGCATGGGACAGATTCCGCAGATCACCCCGGTGGGTGGCGCCCCGAACCCCGCCGCACCACCACCGCCGCCGCCACCGGTCGAGCCGGACGCGGACGACGAAACCGACCCGACCCCGTAGAGGAACGGACCATGCCCAGCATCCAACTGCCGGCCGCCGTGCCGGTGCTTCGCCGTGCCGTGGTGCAGCTCGCCGACGTGGAGCTGCGCGACAGCGTGGCGACCGGTGAGGGCACCCACGTGTTCACCGGCTACGCCGCCGTCACCGGGGTGACCACCACCCTGTACGAGGGCCGCACGTGGGTGTGGCGGGAGGTGATCGCCCCCGGGGCGTTCACCAACGTGCTGGCCGAGATCAGCGCCGGCCTCGCCGACTACCCCGTGGTGTTGAACCATGAGCACGACAACCGCCGGGCGATGGCGAGCACCGCGGTGCCGGCGCACCAGCCCGGTGGACTCGAGCTCACCGAGGACGCCCAGGGGCTGCGGACCTTCGCGCGCCTTGACGCCGCCGACCCGGACGTGCAGGCCATCGTGCCGAAGCTCCGCAACGGCGTGGTGTCGCAAATGTCGTTCGCGTTCCGGGTTGCCCCGCAGGGCTGCACCACCGAGGTGGTGGAGGACGACCAGGGGCGCACCGTGGAGACCGACACCATCACCCGCGTTGGTTCCCTGTTCGACGTGACGGTGTGCGCGCATGGCGCATACCCCACCACGTCCGCCGAGCTCCGTGGCCGACTGGCCGCGGTGGGCCGCTCCGGCATGGACCCGGAGGACCCCGACGCCCGCACGATCCTGCGGGCACTTGCCGATGGCCTCGCACCGGACGACCCGGTGGTGGCGTCGGACCCCGTGACCCTCGCGCCGCCGGTGGCGGTGGTGGGTGCGGACCCGCGCACACGCGCCCGCCTGCACGCCGTGCGTGCCCGGCTGGCGGTGGCGCATCTCACCCACCACACCACCAAGGAGTCACACCGATGACCCTCACCGAGCGCCGGCAGGCCGCCTACGATGCGGCCGTCGCCCGGATGCACGCCGCGACCGAGGCCGTGGACGCCGCGGCCGCCGACGACACGACCACGGCCGAGCAGGTGGACGCCCTCACCGCTGAGGCGACGGACGCCATCGCCGACACCGAGCGGTGCCGCGCGGCCCTCGAGGACGCCCAGCGCCTCGACCGTGCCCGCGCCGCCCACCCGGTCGCGCCCGCCACGCCGGCGACCACCACCGACGTGCGGGTCGTGAACGACGACGCCGAGCTTCTGTATCGCGCCGACCGCGGCAGCTGGTTCAGCGACATGTACCGCGCCCGCCAGGGCGACACCGAGGCCGCCGCCCGCCTGCAGCGCCACGGCGCCCAGCAGCTGATCGTGTGGCGTGACCGCGGGATGGACACGCAGCTGCGTGACGTCGGCACCCCGGCGTTCGCCGGCCTCACCGTCCCGCAGTACCTGATCGACCAGTTCGCGCCGCTCGCGCGCGCCGGCCGGCCCTACGCCAACAGCGTGATGGGGATGCAGCTCCCGCCGGCCGGCATGACCCTGAACATCAGCCGTCTGACCACGGGCACCGCGGTGGCCGTGCAGGCCACCGAGAACGCGGCTGTGCAGGAGACCGACGCCGACGACACGCTGCTGACCATCAACGTCCGCACGTACGCCGGGCAGCAGGACGTCAGCCGGCAGGCGCTCGAGCGGAGCGAGGGCGTCGATGCCGTGCTGTACGCCGACCTGGCGCTCGCCTACCACACGGCCTTGAACAGCGCGCTGCTGAACGCTGACGGCACCGGTGGCACGCACCTCGGTGTGCGATCCACCGTCGGCATCCTGGCCGTCACCTACACCGACGCGTCGCCGACCGTCGCCGAGGTGTACCCGAAGCTGGCGGACGCGATCCAGCAGGTGAACACCAACCGGTTCCTGCCGGCCACCGCGATCCTCATGCACCCCCGCCGGTGGGGGTGGTTCACCGCGGCGCTGGACACCGCCAACCGGCCGCTGGTGCTCCCCGGCGCCAACGCTCCGTACAACGCGGTGGCCGTCGGCCAGGCCGCCGAGTACGGGCAGGTGGTCGGCACCCTCCATGGGCTGCCGGTCATCACCGACGCCACCATCCCCACGAACCTCGGCGCCGGCACCAACGAGGACATGATCTTTGTCTACCGCGCCGCCGGCCACATGCTGTGGGAGGAGGGCGACGGGATGCCGCGGCGCCTCCGGTTCGAGGAGACCAACGGCGGGAACCTGTCGGTCAAGCTGGTGGTGTACGGATACAGCGCGTTCACCGCCGGCCGCTACCCCGCGGAGACGGCCACGATCGGCGGCACCGGGCTGGTCACCCCGACGTTCTGACCTGACGCCAGGACCCGGGGCGCCCCGCGCGCCCCGGGCACGGCACGTCCCAACACCACACCCGACCAACGGGAGAAACACCCATGTCCATCACATTGGACGGCCGCACCGCCACGCCGGGTGCGACCACCGAGGAACAGAACGCCACGATCACCGCGGCGCTCGAGCGGGAGGGCGACGGCTACGCCCTGCGGCAGCGTGTCGCCACCGAACAGCTCGAGCACGCCACCGACCCGGTGCAGCGCGCCCGGCTGCAGGTGGAGCTGGACCGCACCACCAGGATGGCCGGCGAGGTTGCCGCCGAGCTCACCCGCCTGCGTGGCGGCGCCGAGACCCGGCCGCGGCGCGCCGCACAGAACCGGCAGGGCTGACCAGTGGCCCAGGCCGTGCAGGTCAGCACCACCGCGTCCGCCGTGCTGGCCGCCACGAACGCGCAGTGGGAGGAAGTCAAGCCGCGCACCGCCGTGTCGATGATCGCCGCCACCGCCGTGCAGGTGTCCCCCGCCGACACCCGCATTGAGATTGTGGAGGCCGCCGGCTGATGCCCCGGTTCCTGATCATGCCGGACCCCGGCGCACCAGCCACCGGCGATGAGCTGTCCGGGGTCGTCATCCAAGCCGCCGACGCCCAGCGTGCCGCCGTCCGATACGCACGTCGTCGGGGGACGACGGGGCCGGTCGGCAACCAGCCGCGCGACCTGCTCATCTTCCCGTTCGGGCCCGCCACCAAGCTGCGCGCCGGTGTCGCCGCATGGGACACCGCGACGCCGACGGCGGCGTTGGTGTCCGATCAGGTGGCGGACCTGGACGCCTAACCGGTGGCTGACCTCTGCACACTCTCGCAGGTCCGTCTGCAGCTGCAGAAACCCGTGGGCGACACCGACCAAGACGCCCTGATATCGCAGCTGATCACCGCGGCATCGGATGCCATCACCCGGTGGACGGCGCGCGAGTTTTCCCTATCGGGGTCCCCTGCGACCAGGGTGGCGCCGGTGCGCGGGTACTGGCGTGCACGGATGGTGCCAATCGGTGACCTGTCCGCCACACCCACCGCCGTGTCGGTGCTTGCCGAGGACGGGACGGTGCGGTCCGCGCTCACCGTCGCCACCGACGTGCAACCCCTGTTCGCTGACCAGCCGTTCAGCCTGACCCGCACCGAGACATGGCAGCCAATCACCGCCCTGCGGTTGCGGGAATCCGCTGGCGCCCTGTTGCCAACGGATCAGCTGCAGGTCACCGGCACGTGGGGTTTCCCCGCCGTGCCGGACTCGGTGGTGCGGGCGTGCATCACCACGGTGGCGCTGTGGATGCGCCGCGACGTGCAGGCGTTCAGCACCACCTACAGCGTCGACGAAGGGCGCCTCGAACGACCCGAGGCGCTTCCGTCGCAGGTCATGCGGATGCTCGGCCCGTACCGCCTCCGCCCCGGGATGGCGTGATGCGCGTCGCCATCGTGTTCGAGGACAAGCCCGCCAAAGACGCCATGCGGCAAATCCGCAAGACGTTGAACAGCGACACCCGCCGGGCACTGGGGCAGGCGGCGGAACGCATCGCCCTGCCCGCCGCGAAAGCCGGCACGCCGAAGCGTAGCGGCACCCTCGCCGCGTCGCTGATCGCCCGGAGCTCCACCCGAAACGCGTACCTCACCACCAGCCTGAGCCGCAAGGAAGGCAGTCGCCGCCTCGGGCTGCTGGAGTTCGGCGGCACCCGCCGGGACGTGATCGTCCCGAAGCGCGCAAAGGCGCTGCGCCTACCTGACGGCGGGTTCGTGGCCCGTGTGGGTGCCGAACCAGGGTTGGTGCGCCGCGTGTTCCGCATCGGTGGCCGGGGCCGCAAGTACCGGGCGCAGGGGTTCATGTACCGGTCTGTGAAAGCGGTGCGCCCGCAGGTGAACACGTTCATGGTTGACAAGCTGGCGGAAGCCGCGCAGCGCGCCATCGACAGCCGATCCCCATACCCGTACTGACGTGGCCAGCCCCGACGTTATGGCCATCGCCGACGCTGCGGCGACGCTGATCGGTGGCCTTGGCCTGGCCTCCCAAGGGTCGGCCCTCAAGGTGTACGCCA